TCAGTACTAATTCTATTGTATAAATCAGAACCTAAATAATTGCGAACGTGTATCTCTTGGGCTATTTTAATAAACTGGATAAATTTATCAGTATCAACATTTCCGTCAATTATACTGTTTCTTACTAAATCCGTTCTTGATATAAATAATGCTACCGCCATTTTTTTATTTATTTACAAATCCATTGTTAGGCATATCAGTAGGTCTTTGCGCTACTTTTTTGTCGTTCTTTTCGGGAGTGAAACCTTTCTTTTTAGCTTGGTTTACACTTACCTCTGCATTAGGGTTTCCTACATCGGGCTTAACATTAGGATTTTTGGCTTTGTATGTTTTACGCATCCAAAAATGATGACAATCTCCGCCGCCTTTGTAAAACCAAATTGAATAAGTATCAGCACCATTCAACCCCCAGCCTTTATTTACTGCTCTATCTCCCATTGATATGATGTCTTCCTTTCGGTATATCTTTTTAGCAGCTACCATTTTTTTACAAAACTCTCTGCTATTGGTTGAAGTCTTTAAAGGTGCATATTGGTATCTTACCTTAAACTGTACACCCTCTTGGTTTTCTCCGTCTTGTTTGCTTTTTGCGTTTGGTCTTGCAGTTCCTGTTGTAGCTAACCCAATCATTTTATCAAGTGCTTCCTCTTGGTCGTAGTCAACTGGTCTTTCATCTACAAGCTCCCATTCATCAAGGTTTTCATCTTCGCCTAGTTGTTCCAATTCCTCAAACATTTCTGTTTCTTGTTGGCTTGATAATTTTACCCCTGTTTCTTCCTCTCTTGTTTCTTCATCATCTACATTCTCTAGGTCTGTAAATTCTAAAGGCTGAAGCGTTTTAAAGTACAAATTAAGGCTTATATTATTAAAAGCAAGTATTTTATCAAAGGCATCAATTAAAAGGTCTTGAAACGGACGTATTACAGTATTATCCATTAATAAGGTAGCCGTTTTTAATTCATCTGCGTTGTTTCCTAGCCCGCTTGAATCTTTAATGCCTAAAAGCATTGGAGAAACAACCCTGTGTGCAACCATTATTTTTTTAGTACTTTCATCTGAAAGGAATTGATATTGATTGTGTGCATCAGACAATTGTACAGGAGTTATTTCTGCTTGGCTTTCTTTATTGTCGTTAAATGCAAGTATAAATTTTCCTGCGTTTGATGAACCGCTAAATTTTTGGGCTATACGTTGTTCGATTAATCTTCTGTCTTCCTCACTTGGCGTTCCGTTGTTAAAGTTAATTAACATACTTGGAGCAAGTCCGTTAAGGATATTGTTTAAATGATAGTTTGATATTTCTTCTTCAAGTTCGCTATATTGTAAACCCCCTTGATAATCTACTGGGGAATAATAATAAAAACCTGCTTTGTAAGGTTTAACATACAAAATTTCAATAGCTTCTTTACTACATCCATACGCAGGTATTCTCAAAGGCTTGTCGTTTGGTTTTGCATTAGCCCAATCAGAATGATAATAATAAGCCTCGATTTTTCCGTCTTCGTTGCATTTTTCAGCCCTTAAAGTTTCAACTGGCAAATGTTCAACTTGTGCAATCTTCTTTCTGTCTTTAGAATAAATTACTTGTATCGCGCATTGCCCCATTAGTTTAAGGTCATACGCTAATCTTCGTACTGCGTCTTTTTTAAATAAAGATACCGCTTGTGCGTATTGGTCGGGTTTTCTATTGGAATCGGTTGCATCTAACCCTTTTCCAAAAATCATTTGACTAATACCGTTTATTACTGCATTGTTCGTAGGGCTTCCGTTATACCTATCTATAAGATACTGAAAGTAGTTGTTATCAGCACCATAAGAAACCCAATCTTTGTTTTTTGTTTCAACAATTTTTGGGCTTGTGTACGTGCTTAAATTTACAACCCTTACATCCGAATGACTTACAGGTGCAGTATTAACACGATTTTTGGCGTTTTTTATAGTTTTATTCATAGTATAATATAATCGTTATCAAAAGAAGTATCAGACTTATATACGTCTTTGTTTACTTTGTAATAATCATTACTTGGTTGACTTATTGTTTGGTCTGTGCAAAATACTTTGTCTTTGTAAATTACTTCCGTTCCGTCTAATAAAGTTAAATCATAAAACCTACCCTCAATAAGCGTGTAAGCGTTTGTAACTACTAAATAATTACCCTCTGTTGTAGGGGTAACAGAATAAGAAACCTCTGTATTGGTTGAATCATCCCTTAATTTTAAAGTTGCGCTTGTAACGTAGCTTCTAGGGATAATTTTTATAGTTTGTGCATCTGTTGATGTTGTAAGATGTTTCATATATATATAACGTAATATTTAATCAATTTTGTACTAATGTAACTACAAAAAAAAAGCACCCTGTAATAGAGTGCCTTTTTCAATCAATAAAAACTAATTAAGCAGTTGGGTCAATTTGTGTTGCCGAAGCATCATCAGTAATAACCGTAGATACTACAAAATAAGCAGGAGCAGTTTCTTGACCCTCAAAAGTTAAAGTCATTCCACTTAAATCTCCCATAGCAGCACCAGTTACGATTGTTCCACCAGTAACCTCTGCTCCGTGTTCAAGACCTACTAGGAAGAAATTTCCGTTGTAATCTTCAACCGCAACGTGTGGTCTAGCGTGGGCTAATAGTTTCAATTCCTCTTGTGTTGCTTTATCCAAAAATGTTAAAGTCAAGTTAAGAGTTTGAGTATAAAAAGTTGTTCCGTTTTCTCTTGAAGAGTTTACGGTTGTTTCAAGACTTGAATTTCCTTTTACATCAAATTCAAACCAAGTGGGAGTTCCTGCAAATGCAGTAATCTCTCCCGATGAAATAGTAGCAGAACCCAAAGTTCCAAAGTCAGCAAAGTAAACGGATTTTATTCCACCTACTGCCGATTTGCAAGGTACTTTTCTACCAGTTGTTAATACACAAGCCATATTTTTAAGGTTTTAAATAAAAAAAGGGTAAGTAGGCAAACAACCCACCTACCCTATTTTATTGGTTAATTAATTATTAAGAATAAAGAACGATGTCAGCACCGATTCCGTATTGTACTCCTGCGGTAAAGCGCATAACTACACGAACGTTGTCAGAGCCGTCTAAATCGCCCATATCCAAAACTTTTACTTCGTTGTGGTCTGAAAGTAGTCCAGTTCCAAAGAAAAGGTTTGATTTTTGAGCAGCCATTGCAGTGTTATCAGCAAGTCCATTGGCAACAAACAATTTAACACCGTCAAAAGACAATGCTCCGTTATTCCACCATTGTGTACCTTGTGCATTTACACCATTAGCTCCAAGACCAGCAGCAGCAAATCCACCTAAAGCACGAACATAAGCTCTAGCAATGTTTTGAGAAACGTAGATGTAAAGGTCTTCTTTTCCATAAAGGCTGCTAGGAATAGCATCAACGATTTTTCCAAGTTCAGCAATTACGTTAGCAGCATCTACAGTAGTTCCTACAACATCAATTACAGTAGCATCAGCAGTAGCCAAAGTTACAAGACCATCAAATTCTCCTTGATTTGATGTTACGCCACTCCAAATATTTTGCTCTGTTTTTTCAGCAACTTTTCCTGCAACGTGTGCAATCAAAAATTCACTAAATTGAGGAGGCAAAGAATCAAATGCGGAATATCCCATTGATACTGCTTCCCAATCTGAATGGAATTGGCTCTTACATAAAGTAAGGTTAACTTGAAAAGATTCAGGCTCGATAACTCTTTCGTTAAGGGTTACAGTTCCTGCGTCTGTATAATCACAAGTTGCATCAGCAATCAAACCAGTTGTTGAAACGGTTTTGATTACTTCTTTAAATTTAACGTTAGGTTTTACTTCAATACCTCCGTTTTCGATTGTAGCACCACTCAAAAGGGCAGCAGAAATATATTTTCCTGCAAACTCTCCTGCATAAGTACTGGTAATAACTGGTTTAGACATAATAAATTTATTTTAGTTGTTTATAATTTTGTTTAATACTTTATCCATTGTGGTTTGTGGTCGTTTTTGACCGTACAAATTCAATGATTGTTTTTCTTTAGCTTCGGGATTGTGTTTTAAAGGTTCAGAAGCAGGAGCGGACAATTCTTCTTTTAAAAGTTCGTCTTCTTTTACTTCTTCGCTTAAATCTTCTTTAGGTTCAAGCATTGCTTTAATTTCCTCAATCATAGACTTAACCTCCGCAAGTTCTTCTTTAGTAGCGTAAGCCATTTCTTCTTCGGCTGCTTCTACTTCTTCAACTTCTTCTTCGGCTTCATCTTCTTTAACTTCATCAGCTTGTCCGATTGATTCGATAATTCCCTCATCTACGACAGTTAGTTTCATTCCGTCTTCCAACTCATATTCCCCTACTGGTAAGGCAACTTTTTCGTCTTCGGTTACAATAAAAACTTCCTGTCCTGCCTCAAATGATTCTGCTTCTAAAACAGTGCCATTTTCTAACTTCATTTGAGCTAAAGAAACTTCTTTAGTTTCCTCAACGCCCAAAAGAGTTTTAATTTCTTTTAGCATTTCCATTGGTTTCATAATTATATAACGTTTATTAATTTATATTTTGCATTTTTACTTTACTTGTTTGATAAAACTATCAACCTTTTTTATTTCTTCCTGCAAGTCTGAAATATAATCGTCAATTAAATCATACCCTTTTACTGCTTTTGCATCAACTCCCAATTCTTTAGCTGCGGATTCAACTCTTTGCTTTAGCTTTTTAGTTTCGTTGATTTCTCCTTGCGCTGCTTTTTGTGATTCTTTTGCTTCTCTTACTACTTTATCAAAATTATCTCTTGCATCTCTTAATTCTGCGCCTTTGTCGTCAATCTCTCTTAGAGAACGAGCTAATTCTGAAAGTTCGTCTTCTAATTCATCAAATTTTTTGGCAATATCTTGCTGCACATTTAGGCTTACATTATAAGTACCTAAACTTACTCTTTTGCTAGAAACTTCTTTTGAAAGTTCTTCTTTGCTAATTTGAGCGATTTTGCTCATTACGGTTTTTTGTGTTTTCATTTATATATATATTAAATTATTTATGCTTTCTTTTGAATGATAAACCATTGAACACCATCACTCCAAACTTGTATTCCCTCGTACTCTTTATTTATGTTATAAAAAGAAGTGCTTCCGTCAATAGTTTGTCCTAAAATTGGAGTTAAATGTACTTTTGTTGCGTTTGTAAACCCACCATTTGAAATAAACCGCATTACTCTATTTACGTTTTGAGTAGCATCGGGTAAGTTCAAAATACCAGTTCCAGTTGCACCAGTCCAACTTAAACGAATCATTTCTGAATTATCATAAGCTGAATCACTTAAATTTATTGTTAGGTCTGCTTGAAAGGTTATTGATGTAGTAACAATATAATTAACAACTTGACTAACTTTTAATTGTTTAGTATCTCCGCTTTGTACTACTGGTATCAATTCCTCCCCTGTTGGATTGGTTGCAATCGGTAATTGTGATATTTTAGTATTCGCCATTATACTATTATTTTAGTTAAATCTTCTTTTAAAATTAAATCCCCTACCTCTTTAGCTAAAAAGTTATCGGGTATTATTTGCCCTGTTGCTTGTGTTCTACCTATTCCCTGTGCCCATAACGTATCATCGCAACAATCTATTGAATAAGTGTTTGTATCTTTACAGTAACAAGCCTTACTCATTTGTTAGTATGTTTTTAATTTTAGACAATAATTGTTCGGCTTCTTTTTCTTCCGTTAATTCTTCTTTTAAAGATTCTTTAGGTCGCTCCATTTTGTCAGCAAAATAACCCTCGATTGAGAAGCCTTTGACCGCTTGTGTTTTTACAAATTCTTCCCACACTTGGTCGTTGTTTACTTTTACCGTACCCATCCAAGTTCCAATAGGTAAATCCATTCCGTATTTAACACTTTTATCGTGTACCTTATCCTCAACAATCCAAGATTCAACCAAAGACAATCCACTCAAACTGTATTGATGTTCAAGCGTACTATTGTTTTGATTGCCTTTCATTAGATACATTTGGGAGGCTTTTAAGACCGTATCTTTAGAAAAGTATATATAATATTCATCTTCTCCATTGCGTCTATATATAGGCTTGTTAGGTATTAATAATGCTCCCATTAATACTCTACGTTCTTTTGATACTTCGGCAAGTTTTATTTCATCGCTTTTTAATG